CTTTTATGATTAGACGAAAAAAAGACGAAGTGCTCAAGGATTTGCCAGCTAAAGTGCGTCAGGTGATAGTTTTGCCTAGCAAGGCATACAGCGGGGAGCTTACCAAAGAGTTTGATGCGATGGCTGACGCGGTATCAGACACTACCTACGACGACGTTTCCTTTGAGCAAATGTCTGGTGTTCGCCACAAGATGGCGTTGGCCAAAGTTGACGACGTAGTTGAGCATTTGACAGAAATTGACCATCAGGTTGTTGTAATGGCCCACCATAAAGATGTCGTTGAGGGTATCAAGCTTGGGCTGGAGGCGGTTGGCAAAACCGTGGTTACACTGACCGGCGACTGCAACCAGCAACACAGACAGAACGCTGTAGATACATTTCAGGCCGGCAAGGCAGACGTATTTATAGGCACAATCGGCGCAGCTGGGGTTGGAATAACGCTCACAAAAGCAAGCCATGTGGTTTTTGCAGAGCTGTCGTGGGTGCCCGGAGATGTTTCACAAGCTGAAGATCGTTGTCACAGGATTGGACAAGTGGATTCAGTATTGGTGCAGCACCTTGTTGTTGATGGATCTATTGACGCTAGAATGGCTGAAGTTTTGGTTCAAAAACAAAAAGTTTTAGATCGCGCCCTTGATGATGTTCAGGTTTTGCCCGCTATTTCTATCAACGATCTGGCGGTTGGTGTTAAAGAAGTAGAAAGTATATTTTACAATAAAAAACTCAAGCCCCTTAGTGAAGAGACGGTAGATGCGCTGCAATGCTGTGCTAGATATTTGGCGCAAAGTTGTGATGGCGCAATACAACAGGATGGCAAAGGATATAATGGTTTGGACAGCCGTTTTGGAAAATCTATTGCTGCGCAGTTAATTTGGACGCCAGCAGTGCAGCACGCAGCAAAAAGCATTATGCGAAAATATGTTGGGCAATTGACCAGCGGCGGATTATCAGTAGAATGCAAAATTATATTTAATTAGCTCAGTCGGTGCTATACTTGGACTGTCTAGGATAATTTTTGATTCTATCGACCGCCCTAGCGGACATTCGCCAAGACGATAGATGAGTTTCCGAGGAGGAAATTATGGCTAATTCAACTTTTAATGGGCCAGTCCGGTCCGAAAACGGCTTTGAACAAATCACCGTGACCGCCAAAACTGGCGCGGTAACCACTAATCTGGATATTGACACCAGCGGTAATATCACGACAACGGGCTATGTTTCTTCGTACTCGAATGTCAGCAGCATCACCGCAGCTACTCATAGCGTTGAGTCCACTGATTCAGGTACGGTTTATACATTGAACCGAGCCGCAGGAATTGTGGTCACTCTTCCAACTGCGGCAGCGGGGCTTAACTATACCTTTATAGTTGGCACAAGCTTTTCAGGTGCAGGACAAATTAATACAGACAATGCCAGTGATCTTTTTTCTGGTTTTGCGACGCTTTTTGATCCGGCAACTGCAACAGACAATAACACCTTCATTCCAGATGCCAGTAATGACGATACCATTGATTTGGGATCAGCAGGGCAGGGCTGGCTTGTAGGTGGAGTTATTCGATTGGTAGCGACTAGCGCGGCTGTTTGGCATTGTGAGGCATTTCTTCATGGTGACGGCACACTAGCTACTCCATTTGAGTAAGGAGTAAATTATGGGAACTCGACTCACTGGGTCTGACGTAAAGGCGGTCAATTTGACCGCCGATACGGTAGCTTTAGATGCCGATGGCATATCGGTGGCAACATCCGTTGGAAATAACGCAGCACTGGTTATCGGCGGTGCGTTAGCTTCCGGCGGTGCTGTTGCACTCTCGCACGGAAGGATCGTTACGATCCTTTCGGCGGGTAATGATGCTGCTAAATCCTTTACTGTAACGGGTACGGATGTTAACGGTGACGCTCAAACTGAGTCGATCACTGGTGCTAATGCAGGAACCGCTACTGGTGCTAAGTATTTCTTAACCATCTCCGGTATTTCAGCGGTTGGCAATCCAGCCGGCAACGTATCTGCTGGAGTCAATGCTTCAGCGGCAGATGTTATCTTTCGGGGAAGAGCTAGATTTGCGGGCATCAATCTTGTATGCACAGGCACTGCTGGCGTGTTGGATTTTCTGACAACCAGCCCGACCGGAACCAGTATTTACAAGGTTGGCACAGTGGCATCAGCAACGGCCACTAGGGATTTGTCTATACCGGACGAAGGTATGCTTTTTGCGTCAGGAATCTATGTGCAGTACACGGTTTCTACGTTTAATACGTTGACGGTATTTCGTTCATAAATGGCGAAAGACCCGCGATTGGCGAGAGTGGGCGTATCTGGATTTAATAAAGCGAAAAGAACGCCTGGCCATCCGACTAAAAGTCACGTTGTCGTGGCCAAAGATGGCGATCGCATAAAAACTATACGCTTCGGCCAGCAAGGTGTGACAACGGCGGGCGCTCCCAAAAAAGGAGAGAGCGCACGTCAAACTGCCCGGCGTAAAAGTTTTAGGGCGCGACACGGCAAGAACATTGCCAAAGGCAAGATGTCAGCCGCTTTTTGGGCAAATAAGGAAAAATGGAGCTGATATATGGCAGTTTCGGGATCAAAAGACTTTGAGCTAGACGTAGCAGACTACGTCGAAGAAGCATTTGAGCGTTGTGGGCTGGAGCTTAGAACTGGCTACGATCTAAAATCGGCAACCAGAAGTCTTAATTTGTTGCTGGCTGAGTGGGCAAATAGAGGTCTAAACCAGTGGACAGTGATTGAAAAAACAGTGGCTATGGTGAAAGACACTGGCACATACAATATCGATAGCAGTAATGCCACAGCACCAATTGATGTGCTAGACGTGTTTGTTCGTGAAACAATCGGTGGCACAGACACTGATGTGCCCTTAAATCGCATGAGTCGCGCTGAGTTTACGCATTTGGCGACCAAATCAACCACTGGCAAGCCAAACCAAGTATTTATCAACAAACAATTAACGCCAACAATTACGGTCTGGCCGGTGCCAGACAAATCCAGCACCTACACCGTCTATATGAATGTGCTTACTAGGATGGATGATGCTGACGTGGGCGCAAATACAATGGATATTCCATTTCGTTTTTATCCATGTTTAGCGGCTGGCCTTGCATATTATATGAGCTTGAAAAAAGCGCCCGAAAGAACTGCTTTGCTAAAACAGCTTTATGAGGAAGAATTTGAGCGGGCGAAGGCGCAAGACGAGGACCGCACAAGCTTTAGAATTTCCCCGAATCTTAGCGGATATAATTCACCATAGTCATGGCATATGCGAGCGGCAAAGAGGCTTACGGGATATGCGATATCACTGGATTCCGTTACAACCTTCGAGAAATGAAAATGACGTGGGACGGCCTTCTGGTCGGTTCAGATCAATGGTCGCCCAAACACCCGCAGATCGATCGAAAATCTTTCCCCGCAGATCCACAATCGTTAAAAAATGCGCGCCCAGACACGAGCGACGACAATTCTAAATTTCTGGTTTATACAAATGTAGGAAACGGTATGCTAGGATCGGTGCTAGACACCTTTGAGGTTGCATCTAGCGTTGGCGAGGTCACAATAGAAATAACATGAGTTTTACACTAGCCACATTAAAAACAGCCGTTCAGGACTACCTGGAGTCTTCTGAGGCGACATTTACGACGCAACTTAACACCCTTATCAAAGAGGCGGAAAACCGCATATTTGACAATGTTCAGCTGCCTGCACAGAGAAAAAATGTGCAGGGCTCAACGACTGCTTCAAACCGCTTTTTGGCAACGCCTACTGACTTCTATGCGCCGTTTTCAGCTGCGATTATTACGGGCAGCAGGTATTACTATCTTGATTTCAAACACCCAAGTTTCATCAAAGAATATAGCCCAACAACGACAGTTACTGGTCGTCCCAAGTATTATTCTTTGTTGGACGACACGGCTTTTGAATTAAGTCCAATACCGGATGCTAATTACACAATTGAAATTCATTATCTTTACAAGCCGGCGAGCTTAACTTCCGGCGCGGATTCTGGCACAACAGTGCTTTCCACAGACTACCCAGAAGCATTGCTTTACGGCACTTTAGTGGAAGCTGCGATTTTCTTGAAAGAAACTCCAGACATCATTGGCACCTTTGAGGCTCGCTTCAAAGAAGCGCTGGCTCGAATGAAGAATGTAAGCGAAGGCCGAAAACAACGCGACGAGTACAGGTATGACGCTCTTCGTCAAGGCGTTTCTTAAATGGAGCCGCTCGAAGAGCTAGAGGGCGCACACATCGCCCTGCTTGGCTTGGGCATATCCCAGATAGATTACGTCATCGCGCGAGAAAATTCGGTTAATTGGGACGAGACTTGGGGATGCGGCAGTTCAGCCGCTGTTTTTGATTTAGACCGGCTCTTTATGATGGACCCTGCCGGCCGATTTTTTGATACGGACGACGCGGGCAAGCAAACCGATGTCATGCGTGAAATTCTTCCAGTTTTGGACATCCCTATTTATTCCTGCGAATTGGACGATCGTGTGCCTTGGATTGTTGAGTATCCGCTGCAAGAGGTTGTTGAAGCGACGAAATGTGCCTACATGAACACGACGGTAGCTTATGCCGTAGCTTTCGCCTATTGGAACAATGTTGCGCACATCGACCTATTTGGGATTGATTTCAGCTACAAGGGCAATCTTCATTTTGCAGAAGCCGGCAGGGCTTGTGTTGAATTTTGGCTATCAAAGTGCATTGAGAAAGGCATTAAGGTCGGTGTCAGCCCTCGGTCCACACTGCTGGACTCAAACGTGCCTATGAATGAGCGCTTGTACGGCTACCATCGCTTAGATGACCCGAAGGTAGCGCTGCCAAAAGATGATGTTTGGTTTGTGTGCAACCAGTCGGAAATGGAAGAAAGGATTGCTCGCGGCGAGACAACGATTCAAAAAGAACCAGCGCCGCCAGAGCCGTTCAAGGGATGACTGACAGCTTCATAAAACTGGGCCAAGTCACGGTTTCGACAACTAATAACAAGGGCCATGACCCAGAATTTTGGGCGGAGCAGGTGACCAACAAGATTTGTGGGATTTCTGAGCACGCGCCTGAGCATGTAAGGCAGCAAGCTTTAGCTTTCAGAGACGCGGTCTATAGTATAGTGTTACGCGGCATAGAAAGCGGAATTGAGTCTGATAGAACAACGGTTGTTGGGTTATTGCGGCGTCAAGGCTATGACGATATGGCCAATATTATTAAAGAGTTATAACAGAGACAGGAGATATTTATGGCAATCACAAGCGCAATTTGTAACAGCTTTAAACAACAATTGCTCATCGAAGGGCACAATTTAACTAACGGCGCAGATAGCATCAAGTTGGCACTCTACACAAGCTCGGCGACTTTAGGTGCCGGCACTACCGTGTATGTGACAACTGGGCAGTCGTCTGGGACGAATTATTCGGCTGGTGGCTCGGCGCTAACGAACGTCACGCCAGCTTTGTCAGGCAGCGTAGCGGTTTGTGATTTTTCAGACCTGACCTTCGGAACGGCGACAGTAACCGCTAGGGGATGTCTGCTATATAATTCGACAAACGGGAATAAGGCTATTGCTGCGATTGATTTCGGCGCAGATAAAACCAGTACGGCTGGTGATTTCACTGTCGTATTTCCGAGCGCCTCCAGCAGTGCAGCTATTATCCGGCTCGCTTAAGTGGGGCTCAGACATGCCGTTAACTGTTTTTAATTTTAAAGCTGGGATAAATAAAGAAGAAACCGACTACGCCAACGAGAATGGGTGGGTTGACGGAAACTTTGTGCGTTTCAGAAAGGGGCGTCCAGAAAAAATAGGTGGATGGGAAAAGCTTTCGTCAGACACATATATTGGCTCTGCGAGAGCTCTGCATTCATGGATTTCTTTGGGCGGTTCACGATATCTTGGCGTGGGTGCCACCCAAAAGTATTATATCGAAGAGGGCGGAACCTATAACGACGTAACGCCACTTCGGAAAACATCCACCAACAGCATTACTTTTGCCGCGACTAACGGTTCTTCAACCATAACGGCGACCGATTCCAGTCACGGGGCGGTAAACGGCGATTTCGTCACGCTCTCCGGTGCAGCAACACTTGGCGGATTGATTACCGCTGCCGTCTTGAATCAGGAATATCAAATTAGCCTCGTCACAGGCACGAATACTTACGAAATCACAGCCAAAGACACGTCTGGGGACGAAATTTCGGCCAATGCCAGTGACTCAGGCAATGGCGGCGCCGGAGTTGATGGCTTATATCAAATTAATTCGGGACTGGATATTTATGTGCCATCCACCGGATATGGTGTTGAAACGTGGGGAGCCGGCACGTTTGGCTCGTCTAGTGCGATCGCCGCCAATAATCAGCTGCGGCTCTGGACGCACGATAATTTCGGAGAGAACTTAATCATCAACCCGCGTGGCGGTGGCATCTATCGCTGGGTTGAGAACAACGGCCTCCCTGTTGCAGCATTAAATTTAAGCGCTGTCAGCGGCGCCAATCTAGTGCCTACCGTTGCGCTGCAAGTCATTACGTCCGAGACGGACAGACATTTGATTGTGCTTGGTGCAGATCCGATTAGTGGCTCAGCAAGAACCGGCGCGATTGACCCGATGTTGGTTGCATTTTCAGACACAGAGAACGAATTAGAGTTTGAGGCGCTGACGACAAATACTGCTGGCTCAGTGCGACTATCGTCTGGCTCACTGATTATCGGCGGCCTGAAATCCAGACAAGAAACCTTGATTTGGACAGATACTAGCCTTTACTCGATGAATTTTATCGGGCCGCCATTGACGTTTGCATTGAATCTAATAAATGAGGGCGCTGGACTGATAGGCCCGAAGGCTGCCGCGAACGCGCCAAACGGCGTGTACTTCATGTCTAAGAATGCTTTTTATTGGTACAACGGATCTGTGCAGAAGTTGCCATGCTCCGTGCAGGATTACGTTTTTCAAGACATAAATCTGACGCAAGCATTTAAGTGCCATATCGTCGTCAACGCAGAATTTTCTGAAGTGTGGTTTTTCTATCCGTCGCTGGAGGACGGCACTGATGAAATATCGCGCTACGCGATATACAATTATGAAGAACAAACTTGGTCGATTGGCGGAATGGTGCGCTACGCCTGGCTTGATGCGGGCATTGAGGACAAGCCAAGAGCCGCCGGCGCTAGTTATATTTATTTGCACGAAACCGGCTACAACGACGATACATCCAGCATGGATAATGTTTTTATTGAAAGTGGCGACATTGACATAGGTGATGGCGATAGTTTTTCCTTCATAAAGAAAATTGTGCCAGATGTGCAATTTGACACCAGCACTGGGATTTCCAACACGCCCGCGATTAATGCGGTTATCAAGCGCAGAAATTATCCGGGCGAAACTTTAACTAGCGACTCAACCACACAAATCACGCCGACAACGACATATAGCAGTCTGCGGACCAGAACTCGGCAAATGACCTTGCGGTTTGAGTCCGATGATGACAACGCTAACGCGGCAGACAGAAAAGATTATAAATGGCGAATCGGCAACACGAGACTGGACATACAGGCATCAGGTCGTCGATAAATGTCTAAATTACTGCCAACTCGACTACCGCAAGCGCAGGGAGAGTCAGTATCGGCCAGCACCTTCAATCGGTTGGTAAGGGTTTTAGAGCTCAATCTTGGAGCCCAAGACCCAGATGATGTCCAACATTTTAGCGCCGCCGATCTTTCTGGGTTACAATTCAAGTCGGGTGCTATAATATTTAACACGACAGTAGAGGTGCATCAAGCGTTTGACGGTAATGTATTTAGAGACTTATATAAGCATCAAACTTACCCTAGTGGAGTTGAAGTCAGCTCGGCGGTAGGGGCGGTCACAATCGAGATAACATGATATGAGAAACGACGATCTAAAAAACGCATTGATGAGAGGGCAGGGCATCCAAGGATTTATGGGCGGCGGAATGGCCACCCACGCAATGCCAGATGGCACAGTTATGCCAGGAGCTAATCACGGCGAATATCAAGCGATGGGAATGCGACACGGCGGCACAGCCGAATCAGTATCACCCGAATTGCTAGAAAGAATTAATCGGTTTGCTGGCGGCGCTCAGATGACTGAAAGGGAAGGTGAAAGGCTAGCAGCGGGGAGGAACGCTGGAACAGACCTTCGACAGCAACTCGGCGCTCAGATGACTGAAAGGGAAGGTGAAAGGCTAGACCCAGCCCAAGAATTGCAGCAAGCGATCCAGCAGCTGGAAATACAAAAGACACAGACCTCAGACCCAGATGAAATTAAATCGCTGGACCGGTTAATAGAAGTGGCTATGGTGGGCGCTAATGCGCCGCTGCGTGACATGGCATTAGAAATGCAATCTCAAGGTCGCGGCGAAGACACGGCTTTGGCGCATTTGCGACCGGGGGAAGTCATCCTTCCGCCAGAGGCGTTTGAAGATGCGCAGTTTGAAAACACGGTCGCCAGGAAGTTTGAACAGCTGGGCATCGACCCAGAAGAAGCGATTGCTGGCGTAGGAATTGCCTCACTAAACCCGATGACGGGACTTGAAGAATTTGGCTTTTTCAAAAAAATTGGGAAGGCAATAAAAAAGGTAGCTAAAAAAATTGCGCCGATCGCCGGTCCGTTAGCTAACTTTATACCCGGAGTTGGACCACTGTTGGCCGCAGGAATTGGCGCCGCCACTAATGTTGTCGGCGGCAAGGGATTAACGGGAGCTATTACTGGCGCGGTGGGCGGATATGGCGCCGGCAAACTGCTCGGTGGCGTTGGCTCGCTTGGGACTGTCGGTGGCAGCGCAGTTGGTCCAGGTGGATTCCAAAGTCTTGGGTTTTTAGACAAGCTTAAAGCGGTTGGCTCCGGCACCAAGTCTGGTATCGGAAGCTTGTTTAGCGGAACGCCCAGCGGTCCGAGAGTGCCCGGTAGTTCAGGCGCAACAACTAAACCTAGTGTTTTAACCCAAAACCCCGGTTTTTTTGGCGGTTTAATTAGCGGCGGCGGTGCAGATAACAAGGGCAACTATGGATTACTGGGGGATATAGGCGGTGGCCTAGCCGGTGGTTTACTGGGCGGCGGTGGCGGCGGTGGCCTTGGTAGCCTTGGTAGTTTGGCTGCAGCAGGCGTGCCAGCTTACCTGCTCGGCAAGATGGCTTACGATGAGGCTAAAAAAGATAAGGGAGTGGCTTTAACGCCGCTCACAACGATGGGGCCAACCGGTCGGTACAATATTGAGGCTGAGATTGCCAGAAGGACGGGCACTCAAACGCCGAATCCTGTTGAGTTTGGACTGTTGCCGCAAGGCACCTTCCCACAACTATCAGGCGGTCAGCCAATGGCGGCAGCTGGTGGCGGAGCGGTTTACCCCATGGCTTATGCTGAAGGCGGCAATGTAGCGATTGAAGATTTTCAGCGGATGAACGGCGACATTAATGGTGCGGGCACTGAAACCAGCGATGATGTGCCGGCGATGCTTTCAGACGGTGAATTTGTGATGACTGGCGCAGCGGTTCGAGGTGCTGGTGGATTTGATATGAAGAATAAGGGAGGCATTTTAACCCTTACCCCTTCTGGCACGCCGGACAGAGAGCGTGGCACAAATGTGATGCACGAGATGATGGATTTATTTGGGAGCTATGCCAATGTCTAGTTTTAGCTGGGATCCCGTAATGGGCAAAATGAGATTAGACCCTGACCCAAGGGTGGGAGACAATCGACCGCGCTGGAGTGACATACAAGCTAGGATTGCTTCTGGAGAACAACTGCCATCACAAGATCAATGGACTCAGCAACCAAAGGATGATACTCAAACCCCTTATGTTGCTGCTGTAGACCAGATGACAACAACGGCAGACCCGACAACGCAACAGCTTTTGTTTGGTCTGGATGGGAGGGGCGGCTTTATACCAGGCGCTATGCAAGCGTCAGAAAACACTTTCTTCAATCCTGATGGCACGCCAAGAGTGGTGGACCAAGAGGTTGCCGGATTGACGCCAGATCAAGAAAGAGCAATGGAACTAGCTCGTAATCAGGTCGGCATTCAAGACCGCTATTTAGGTGATGCAGAAGGCTTGTATCAGGAAGGCGTACGGCGCTCTGACGAAGGTTTAAGGCGACAAATAGCTTTGGGCGAAGATGCTTTAGGCACCACACAGAGAGGTGTTTCTGAAGAGCAAGCATTGCGTGACAGAGGCTTAGAAGGTCTTTTGACTTCCATAGGTGAGGGCAGACAGCTTGCCGGCGGAGCAACCAGCGATTATTACGGTCGCCTTGGGGAAACCGAAGGCATCCGGCGCGGCGCGGTAGATCAGTTTGGTAGAGAACTGGGCGGTATTGAATCATTGCGGCGCGGTGCGGCTGAAGATTTTGGCGGCAGGCTGGGTGAATCAGAACGCTTAATTCGCGGCACGACAGGCGCTTACGACCAAGATCTGACCCGGCAATTTTACGACCCTTACGAAGATCGGGTCGTTGACCAGACAATCGAAGACGCGCTGAAGGGTTCTGACAAGGCTGACATGGCGCAATTTGCACAGGATGTTGCAAGAGGCGGAGAATCAGCTTTCGGCTCCAGAGCCCGTCTAACCGCTGGTGAGAGGCGTGAAAGCCTTGGCAGGGGCTTGGCTCAAGAGCTGGCCGGAATTCGTTCCAGAGGCTTCACAGAGGCTCAAAGAATGGGCACTTCTGAATTTGCTAGGCAAAAAGCAGCACAGGGCGCGGCGGGTAGTAATTTAGCCAACTTATCTGGCCAACGGCTTAGCGCGCAACAGCAGCTCGCAAGTGGCTTAGGGTCCTTGTCTGGCCAAGAGTTGGCAGCTCAGCAAGGCTTAGCCGCTGGCTTAGGCGAGGCCGGACAACAGAGATACGGCGCCGGCACAAACTTAGGCTCTACGCTAGTTGGATTGGGGCAGACTGGACAACAGGCGATGTCAGGAGCTGGACAAGCGGCATTAGGATCTGCCGGTCAATTGGCTGGTGCACAAGGTCAGATGGGTGGTCTGTACGGCCAGGGCGGGCAACAGCAACTGCAGTCAAGAGCGGGATTTGGCGGTTTCATGCAAGGGCTTGGTGGCCAGGCGCAACGGGCCGGCTTGACCGGAATCAATACGCTGGCCGGCTTCGGTGGCCAGCAACAGCAATTGATGCAGCAGACGCTTGATGCGCAACGACAAAACGCAATGATGAGACAACAGG